CAAAACTCAGTAAATTTGAGGCGCGTAGCAATATCGATATCGCGCGCAAGAGGTGCTGCACGAAGCATTCGATTCTGACGAGCAGAAAGAACTTCATTACCTGCAGCATCAATTTGTTGCGGAGCTCGACGAGTGACGAGCTGGTCAGTAATGTTCGGCGAGACGCGAGAAATAGTCAACCAGGTTTGATTATTATTCGTGCCAGTGCCTTTTGACGTCGTCAAATTGACAATAGCCCCCGCATCCGCTTGCACCAAAACATTGAAAGTCTCCCAGCCGTCGCCGACGCCGTCGGATTGAACGCTACCATTCAAACCAGCATAGCCTTGACCACCAACTGAGATATTGTCGACAATCTTGTTCGCAGGATTCCCCGCCGTCGTCGCCGAAGCGATGTTAGAGAGGAATGTTTGAGCAGTTGCACCCCCCCCGGCATTTGTCGGAAAGAAGCAACCAGAGATGCAAGCAAGGTCTGCAGTCGCAGTCATCGGCATCATGATGGCCGTCGTCAAAGTGGTCATTTCAAAGAGATACAACCCCTGGCGCGTCAATTGTAGATTGCCGCCAAAAGTTCCGGCGGCAATTGCAGTCGTCAAGGAAGTATCGCCCGTCCAACGCAACAAGCCAGTTCCCGACTCCGAGCCCGGGAGAGGAATAAGCGAGTTGCCTGTGTCGCCGCCGTTGCAAACGCCGGCACCGGTCAAACAGTTCATCAGAGCGGACGGCTGGTTGATCTCGTACAAACGGACTTCGTACTCGATAAACCATTGGCCGAAATTCTGACTCTCGGCAGGAAAGTCTTGCCCAGCTAGGATCATCATCTGACCCTGCGTCGAGAATCGAACGTCTCCCGTCGTGTCGACAAACAGAGGCTCGGTCGAGCGACGAGCCTGAAGATCGAGTGTCAGCTCGCTCGTACTGTTAAAAACAGGTACGACCGTGACATTCTTTCCCCAGGTCGAAATCGCATCGAGCCCGTTGTTGCCGACAGGAATCGGAGAGTCCGGATCGACGTTGAAGCCGATGAAAAGACCGCCGTTGGCAGCAGCATTCGCCTCCGAGATAAGGCCGACATAGCGAAGCTTGACTCGAGTGAACTCGAACTTCGC